AGCTTTTTTTGCAGCCATGCCTTTTAGAAAATGCCTGATATATAAATATTTTGTGGTTCCGGGTTCGAAACCCGGTGCCAGCAGTTTTCAAATTCAAATCGGTGCGCGAGGTCACCAGGAATCAATATATAGTCCCCCTAAACCCTGAATCTGTTATACAATTATACGATTGTAAGAATACAATTGTGCTCTACAACTGTACAATCCTTACAACTATACAACTGTACAATTATATGTACCTATAGATATGTACCTATACAAATGGTCTCTTCTCCTCTGCTTCTCTCTCCTTCTTACGATTATATTTCCTTTTCCTCTTCGCTCTTTTCCTTCCTTTATTTACAACCATCTTAATATTTATCCTTTTAAGCAGCACCCTCAACAACTTCTCTGCATCCATCTACTCTCTGCCTTCCCATGGATTTGTAACAATCAGCATTGGCTCTTCAAACGGACTTTTGAATCTTTCTTCTCCTGGAAACTGCAAAGGATTAGACGTGGAATAGAATATCTCTTGTGTATCTGGAAGTGCATTTACAGCCAATAACAATGCTGATACAAAATCATCATGGCCAACATGCGTGAATGTTCCATACGTTCCCATTGATCTTGATGGAGCATCTGAAGCTTCGAACCGGATGTTTTTCAACTGCCTTATCAACTTCTGACAGAAGGGGACATGAAGTTCTTTCCTCTCCATCTTCAACAACAAACCATTGATCAAACCCTCCTTTGAATTTTTCAGCCTCCTCGTGAAATCAACTCCCTTCACCCCACACAAACTATTGCTGTCCAGCAAAGAGTTCCGGAGATCTTCTGTTGGCTTATCCCCAATGCCGGTCTGGTCGATGTGAACCATCTGAACCTTATACTTTCTGATCAGCTCTTCAATCCTTCCAAGAACATTATGCCAATATCTTCCATCCTGCAAATACCTCACCTCTTCAAAAAAATCCACTACTATGTGATTTAAATCTGCATGTGCAATACAAACAACTGTCGCGTCTCTCCTTCTTCCAAGATCAATTCCCATCACATACTGGATTCCTTCTTTCGGTGCTGAAAGAAATGCCCTGTTGAAGTCGGTCATCTCGTCTATCAATGTCTGGGGGAATACAGAATACCTGTCATCCAAGAACTCAGCCATGTACTCTTGATCGAACTCTGCCTTAGTCAGCAACTGCTTCTCCTCATCTAGATCTTTTTTATCCAAGAGTTTATTGTCGTAGGATGTAACTCTGTAAGACTCATAAACCTTTGAATTAAAATCTTTGTAGAAGTGATTATGCCCCAATGGTGTTGAAGCTGCTATCTCTTTTGCCCGGTTCGACAATCTGATTGGCCTTATCTGTTTCATCATCACATCTGGAATGAAAGCATCCTCATCTCTGATTAAAAGAATCACACCTCTCCCATGCCCTCGGATAGACCTTGATGTTCTCGTTGCTGACCTCGTGAATATCTGACAACCATTGATTGTTATTTGTCTCTTCCTATCCTCTGTTATCCTCACCATCTTTTTTATTTCGGGGTGTATCAAATCCAAAACCTCACGAACTGCATCCATGAAGATATCACTCTGCTCCCATGAACCTGTAAATGCTGCTATCTTTCCTTTCCCTTTTGCTAGTACCAATGCTGTCCAGATTGAAATGATTGCCAGCAAAGTAGTTTTTCCCCATCTCCTTCCTGCTGCTATACAAATCCTGTTTGCCTTTGACCTCATTATCTTTGCTTCTGTTTCTGATACTGGTGGAAGATCTAGAATAACTGTTGAGAATTGAACCGGGTCCAGAAGAATCTCTCTCAATTCTTCCTTGCTCAAGGATTTTAAATTAACAACCATCAAAAACTGAAGTTAGAAGAATTATTTAAATTTTGCTGTTTTGAAAGAATCAAACACGCGCGAGCGGATGCGAGCGCGTATAGACGGCAAGATTAGATGTCTGGTGATATCGAAGTAAGCTTTTGAAAGAGGAAATAGCGATAAAAGAAAACGCAGCAAAAAAAATACTTATTAGCGAAGTACGGATTGTGGGCAACAACTAAGGCATAAACTCTCACTATGTGTTCCAGCAACTACACATCTAATCTTCACCCTTCCAACTTCTATAAGCTGCTTACAAATCTGACAATTGCTTTCTTTTGCTGCCTTACAAATTTCAATCATCTCAAGCACCTCTCAAAGCATTCGAGTGAAGCTTCGTCATTACCTTCGGGATAACCAAACTCTGCACATCGATTGGCTTCTTCGACGGATTCTTTTTCTGAACAGTCCGTGTAAAGCTTAGGCCAGTTAATCCAATCTTCTTTCTCGTCACCCTGCTTGACAGCAACCATCAGAACCACTATACAAACCAAGAGAACAACACAGACAAGGATATCAGACAATCTAAATTTCATTTTTCAACCAACCCCAAGACACAGAAGCCGAAACGATTTACATAATGCAAACCTTTCAAATAATATGTCTTGTTATCCTCACCGTCAACCATGGTATAAACCTGGCCATGCACTTTTTTTGCATAAGCCAGGGCTTTTTGATAATCCTTTTTGTAGGAATCTGAATCATCAAACCTTTTGAAGACAGGAAACTTCTCGCTTTGATACATTGTTAATTCTTCAGGATAATCTTTTTCCATTTTTCAAATTCTCCAAATTTAATTAAGATACGCGAGGAGAAACTCCTCGATGATTGGGAGTTTCTCACGGACTTTGACCTCGCAAATCGGGGCGCAAGGTTAGAAAAATTTGCTGGTATTAAATCTCTTCTGTCACTCCTGTGGTTAGATTTAAAGCAGGAAATTTTCTTGCGGGAGAAGGCGGAACGGCGGTTTGCGAGACTATCTGTGGGAAAGGTGAAATTTTGACGGTGGCTTATGTCTGGGGTGCGTCAAAATGAGGGAAACGGCAGTTTCCCTCGAAGCCGCGCGAAGAATCGAAGACGCGCGAAGAGGGAAGAGCGCCCCCTCGACCCGCGCCTCCCGCGTCGAGCGGAACCTCGACGCTGGATGAGGCGCTGGCTGTCGAGCTGGGACGCGGAGGAAGAGCGCGAGAAACGTAGTGTCTCGCTGTCTTGTAAATAATTTCCGAGCTTTAGCTCGGACAAACTGACCCTGTCAGGTTTCTGCGCACCCGCAGGGGACTTTGTTCAAACAACATCATCATCGAGCGCTGGTTCTGAAATTTCCGTGCCTGTGATGTAGGTTGGCTAGGGTTGGTCGAACAGGCTTCAAGAGGAATTTCATGAGAGGCGTCGGATGTATGGATGCTGTTGAATATGAGCCCCACGTTCTTCGAGGAGACGTCTGCGGGACTAGGCTCCGTCGAACACCGAAACACGAACACGCGGCACCAACAACTCGAATAGGTGCCGCGTCTACGGAGACCGAAAGATTTACGTAGGCAAAAATCGTTGCGATTTTTGAATCGATAAATCTTTTCGGTCGGAGTAGCGATGAGATTTGCTTTTACTACCAACGAATAGCGAAAGTCAGCGACGAAAAAGAGCATTTCGGATATCGAGAAACGAGAGAGAAATAGCGTGTGATTTTTACTTCTTAGAAGGGGTAGAAGTTGATAGGATTTCACCTAGAGAATCCTTCCCTTTTCCGAAGTCTTGGCTCAGTTCCTTAAGCTCGGCTCTGAGTTTCCGCTTCACGTCTAACAAGCTCGACAATAAAGAAATCTTGAATTTTAAATCAACATCTTCAATATCATTCTCTCCCAGAAACATCGTCACTTTTTCAATTCTGGTTTGAACTCTCCTAAAAAGAGTAAACAATCTTGAAGTTGCAAACTTTTTGTCCTTGAAGATTTTCTTGGCGTAATTGTAAGCAGTAGAATCAAGAGTCATATTTTTCCTTGCTGCTTGGTCTTTAAATAGATTTAGGAGCTGTAACTACATACCTACGAAACTATACACCTACATTTCTACATAGTATCAAAAACCAATTTTGGTGCAGATTTACACACAAAATCTCTTAAAAAACGGGTGTCTCGACGACAGAGGTAAAATAGACACCTGTATGGAGACATAGTAAACATTAATGTTAATGTAAACGTTAATAGCGTAGTACGTAGTAACGTAAATAAAGAAACGTAGAACGAGGGGCTGAGACTTAGGAATTCTTGTATTCCTTTTCTAATTTTACGACCCAGTCCACAATCTCTGGATTTTTTCCTAATTCTGTCAGAAGAAAATAATGCGTTTGTGCTGCGAAATAATTCACCTGTTTGTCAGCCATCTTTGAAGTCCAGTCCTTGAATTTTCTCAGAACAATAATCTGCTCTTTGTCAAGATTCTTCTTGTTCCATAAATCCATAACTGCAATTTGTTTTGCCAGGCCTAATTCCATCAGCTGGTACAAATGAGAATAGCAGGTTTTTCTCGAGACAAAAACTTTCTGATGAATCTCTCCAAATCTCGCACAGCTCAAAATAAGAAGCTGAGCAAATGTTTTCCTGAGTCTTGGATTTTCACTCAGGGTTTTCCTGATTCTATCAGCTCTGTACAGGCCAGTCTCGTAAGTTTTTTCAAGCTCTTTTATAGAATCATCGAAGCTCATTTCTCCTCCTGGATTAGTTTAATTTCAGAAATCCTGATAGAAACATTTCTTTTATGGACATCTACAATATCAATCCAGTCTGAAGAAATAAATTTAATAACTCCTGCGTAACTCCTTCCAGAAATAGTCTGTACAAAAACCTTCATCCCTTTCTTGACATCCATAGATTTAGAGAAATAAAGATAATTTAAAAATGTTTCGGAGATACAAAATTCCACTGGAAATGAAGGTCAAGATTTATGGTCCTTCGATTAGCAGCTGCAAGATCTTGGCCACTTTTTCTTATCGAGGAGAAAAGTTTGAAAAAAAGAGCTCTTTTTTGTTTTCCATAGGAAATTGAGGTAAGAAAAAAAAGAAAAAAAAGAATTAGTACGGAAGGACTTCTGGGAGATTTTCTTGCTGTCCTGCAACCAGGCAGCCGATTATTGCTGACGCTTCCCGCTTTGAGAAATCTGGAAGCCTTTTCTGAATGACTTTTCTATGCTGATCATTCTGAACTCTGGTAGCCAGGTCATCGAGATATGATTTCTGTTTGTCTGTGATTCCGTCTAAGCCAGGATTCTGATTTTCCTCCTCCGCCTCATCTGCAGTTTCAAATTCGCCCTGACTTTTCCTGTCAATATCTTCGAGCTCTTTAGCTTCATCAAATGCAGCTCGACTTTTATCAATCTGCTCAAGTTCTTTTTCAGGATGAGCTTTTTTGTAATCATCATTGAATTGTTCAACTATCTGCTTTTCGACCTTCTCGATATTGCCTTCATACAAATCACTTCCAATCCAGGCTTCATCCTTAAAATCTCCGCGCATGCCAGCTTGCAGCCAAGCAGGAAGCTCTTCAAAGATATTGTTTTTATTCTGAAATTTAACAATCCAGTCATAGACTTTTCTCAAAATTCCAAGAAGCACAGGATGAGAATTTTCCTTGAAGGAATAAAGAGCAGCGTGTCCAAAATCGTATCTGAATTTATCGCTCCAATCTTTTTTCTTTGGAAATTCCTCACCAGTTTTGTAATTGTAAATGTTGTCACTGGTTTTGTAGCTCTTCAAAGTAATTTTACCTGTCTTTTCATCAGCACGAGGAAGATATTCCAGAGCAGCAATACAGCCCTGAAGGCATTCTGAATCTGTCAGTAGATAGGGACTGAAATCAGAAGCTCTTGCTTTTTCATAGAAAATCTCGACCACCTTGATCTCTTCTTCATCAAGCCCGATTTCCTTCAGGGCCTGAACATCGAGTAGTTTGGCTTCACCATTCTCTTCAGCAGCACTCTTGACGAGGAAAGCTTCTTCCTCTTTGGAGAATTTTTTCTGACCTGCAAGATCCAATTGCTTGTCACTCATTTTCAATCTCGTGTTCAGTTCCTTGAATCACATTCCAAAGCCTCTCATAAACATCGTGAGACATATGCTCTCGCTGATTTTCGGCAATACTTCTGATTTCTTTTAACAACTCGTCAAGAATTTCTTCAAATTTACTCATCTTCCTTCTGCTTTGATAAGTCATCTTCAAATCTGCAGGCACATTTCTTATCCCTGTGTTTGGGTCTGCCGCATTTGGTACACTTAATCCAGGATTTTCGAGTGACAGAAAATTTACCCATCTAACTTCTTAAGCTCTGCTAATTTCTTTTTCCTCTTAGATTTATCACGCTCAATTATAGCTTGTAATTCATTAAGCTCATTCTCAAAACGAGATACTAATTTAAAATTAAAGCCAAGTTTATGAGCGTCATTTACAAGCCCTTTTAAATTCTTGACTCTCTGCACCAAACTCAAAACAGGTTCTCTGCTCATTCTAAAATCCTTAAGAAACACTGCTTGACTTCAAACTCAGAAGCCCCTTCAAAATCCATATCAGCACAATCTTCAGCTTTGTCCTTATCAACTTTTGCTGCCTTAGAATACAAGAAACTCAAATCCACGTCTGAAGCTGCTGCCTTTTCAAAAGAATTATCCCTGTCGATGTGTGAAGCGACAAACATAATAGCAGCAAGAATCACGAGGGCAATCACGCCATAGAAAATCTTTTCACGATTTGTTTCCTTCCAACGTAGAATTTTTTTAAACATAAACTTAAGCACCTCCTTTCAATTTTTTAATCTTGACTTTTACCCAAGAGCCTTTCTTGATTTTCAGAGAATCAGCAATAACTTTGTCAATCACGATACACAAACTCGTTCCAACCGTAGTGACTTTCTTGACGACATCCATACTAATATAATACGAATAAGTCCTTTAAATACTTATCGGTCGACGTAAGATAAGTAGGATAAGTAGGATAAGTAGGATAAGTAGGATAAATCAGATTTATTTCTATAAGCCCTCTCTAATCTTATCATTCCTGATTCTCAGATATTTCGTGAAATATTTCAGATAGAGTTCAAGGTCTTGATGATGCAGAGATTCCAGCTCATTCAAAAATCTTTTCTCTTTGCTTGACTTTGATTGGTAGTTATTCAGTGGCTCAGCTGCAATCTCTTCCAATAAATTATCTAAACTAATGAATGACATTCTCCTGATAATATTTCTTCCTTTATAAATCTTGAAATTTAACTGACCCATAGATCAACTTCCTGATTTAAATCGCTCTACAGCCTCCCTACGAGGTCTTTTTCCGACGGAAACTCAAAATTAATGGCTGTTAGTAATTATTAGTAACAATTAATAAAAAAAATAAAAAAAAGAATTAGATTTTTTAAGGCGGATTAGCTATCTTTGACGCAATCATCCTGACCTTGTTGAGAGTCCAATCACGAAACCTCCTCGCTCTTTCGCAGATTTCCCCAGATTCCCTGAGCTCGATATATTTACATTTCCTGAGGAACTTTTGAACAGGAGTCTCGTGCTTTTGAAATCCCATAGACCTTTTCAGGACTAGTCCTCATCATCGTCGTCAGAGTCATCATCCTTATCAGGTTCATCAGGCTTCTTGTCGGGCTCATCAGGTTTCTTATCTGCTTCGTCTTCTGGCATTTTGTCCTCCATCAATTTAATTTGTTTGCGGACTACCGCAATATTGTTTTCAAGCCTGTTCAACTTTAAATAGATTTGGTTCTTCTGCAGCCTCAAAACTCTGCCCATATTTCTCTCACTCCACGTCACCATGTTCAGCTTCTCGAGCAGATCATACTCCTGTAATTCCATAGCCTCAACTTGCTCCTGGAGCGCAGACTCTGTTGAAACCAGTGACTTCCTTCCAAGTTCGATTCCTGGTATCGGCGTTTCTGTTTTCTTCTCAGGTAGCTTTTCTTTTCCTGCTAAATTCTTTTTAGGTCTCCCAGACTTGACTTTTTTGTCAGCAGTCATTTTTTCTTTTTCTTTTTCTTTTTCTTCTTTCCGCCTCGAGCCATCTTTGCTTCACAGACATTTCCTTTGCCGTCTATGTAGTAGAGAAAGCCTGGCTTTCTTACAACCACTTCCTTAGCAATTATTCTTCCCATATTTTATACCTCCTTGAGATTTATTTTGCTGAACATTTACTTTCTCCTCTTGCCCGCAAAAGCCGCATTTCCTGACGAGCTCGCCTTCATCATCGGTTCCTACCAGCAAATCCTCAGGCTGCAATTCTCTTTCGCAGGCTTCGCATTTAATCAAATTACCGAACATCATTTTCTTTTATTGTCTTTTGCCATGTGAATACCCATTCCTCTTCCTTTATTTTGTGCTGGTCGTGGCTTTCTTGCATCTCTTTTATGAAAATTCATAGCTTGCTGACATTCCTCTCCTTTTTTAAAAGTGCTTGAAGTAACTTTTCCTTCTCCTCTTTTGATATATTTTGGAACACAGCTTCTACTCATTTTTATCCTACCACTTGCGTCGGAAAAATCATATCGAATGCTTCCTTTAATCCAGCAAGATATTCTAATCCTTTATCACTCAAATTCCCTCTCTCTGCTTGCCCTTCCCAGGCTTCAATTAGAAATTCAAGTTCTTTCTTTTTTACAATTTCGTTATCCATTATTATTTATCCTGGGTAAATTCCTTGTATACAATTTGTCCCCTTTTTGTACCCTTGCTTGCGACAAGAATATTAGAAAATATATTATTCTCCAGCAGCCACCTGCACTTAGCTTTTTCTTCCTTATCGAGATAGCCCTTTGATTTTACTTCAAGCCCATAGACTTTTTTTAATCCTGTTCCAGGCATTATTTGATTGTCTAATAAATGCATATCAATCAAATGGCATCTGTCAGTCATAATTATAAAATCAGGAAATCCCGCCCCTAACATCATAGGTTTTCCTGGACCTAAGAACTTATTTTTTACTTTGACTAATTCTCCAACAGGATTTGGATAATGCTTTCCATCCTTTAATGTTAAATCTTTCCAAGCAACGAGAGTAAAACTTCCATCAGCATTATTTGTGTGACCAAATGCAACATTATTGCTCCACTTGTCCACGATCCAGCCTTTAGATTCTAAATCTTTTCTGACTCGTAATTCAAAGCGAGCTCCTGCAGCTCTTGCTTTCCTGCCCTGTTTAGCTTTCTCTATATTTTTCATTTCAATAATTTTATAGCGGCGAGACAATCTAAAACGTCAGATAATCTTTTCCGTTTTTTGCAGTCCTGGTCTGAATCACAATCCTGACCTTAGGTACGCCGGAGTACCTTCTGAATGTCTTTCCCTGGTCGTCCTTCTCTTCATGAAGCTGCGGATTCTCGACAAGATCTCTGTAATGCTTCACACCATACTTTTCCAGGAACAGACCGAAAGGACTTTTAGGTCCCCAACCAAGATTGTGTTCCTTGTCTTCCTGAAGCCCGAAGAGACGAGTTGCACGAATTTCCCTCTTGCCTTCATCTACAGGCATGCTGAAGATCTTAACAAAAAAACCATACTGACCTTCGTGCTCTTCGACAAAAGCAATCATCGAATCCTTTCCTATGTACGGAGTTGGATCAAATTCCTGCGGTTCGATTTCTCCAGATTTGTCAAGCTTCCCGAATCCTCCAGTGCTTTGCTGCACAGGTTTTTCAGATTTGCTTGTTGCATCTGCATCAAATGTTTGCGGCATTTTTTTGAATTTCCTCCTTTTTGAAAATAACGAAATATAATACACACTCGAACTTTCTTCCGTCGACATACCTTACATATCTTATAATCATCTTCTAATTTCTCTGATTGCCTCCTCGATATCTGTTAATTTGAGTAAGATCCCTGTCAAACAAATTATTAAAAAATATTCAAAGAATCCAAACCATTTCATCCAATAGACTCCTACAAACAAGAATAGAAAAAGAAAAATAAAATAGATTCCCTGTCTAAACGAACTTGTTATCATCATTTTTTCCTCCCGATTTCAGCTTCTATGAACCTACGTGCGCTCTTTGATAGCTTCTTGTTTTTCAAAGCTTCCTGCATTGTCACGAGATTTGATTCTTTCAGGCGTGTTCTAAAATTTATGTCTGAAGCTGGAACAGTTGTAAGCCAGCTCAAATTTTCTTTATTTATTTTCATCTTAGTTTGCTGCTTCTCTTTGCATGTCATCCTTGATCTCTGAACACGGCATGCAGTAGCCATCGACATCGAAGTCTCCTGGCTTATCTGATTCATGTTCACAATCTTCTCTTTTGCATTTCATTATGATTTTTCTCCGGGTTCGCACAAGGGCGTAAATGTCGGAACCTTTTAATTATCTAGGCCAAGCTCATCGATTTCCTCATCTAAATCATCAGTTGTTTTCTCACTTTCATCCTCATCACTTTTTTCTAGCGGAGTCTTAGATCTTTTGATTTTATAATATTTGAGATGGCCTTTAAGCCTGTTAAAATCTAAATTTAAATTAAATTCCTTGTTAGCAGCTTCCAGAAGTTCCTGGTTTTTCATCTTGTCTATATTTGACTTCAAGAAATCCCTGAACTCTTTAGTATACTTTGTCGGATGGAATCTCTTTTTTGCTCCGATTATACTTTTACGATTTTGAACGCTTCCAGATGTAGTGTCTATCTTAAAAATTCTTTTAAGAGCTGCTGCGAGATCTTCGCTAGACATATCCGTGGAATGGTCTTTGATGTACCTGTCAACTGCAGGCGTAAATTTTGTTGCTGAAGGTGGTTGTTTTTGCCCTGGCTTTCTCACGATATTTCTAGAGCGCAAGTAATCAGATATGTTCTTTAGATTCATATCCAAGCCAAATCTTTTGTTAACTTCCTCGGCAATCTCTTTGTTTCTTAAGTGCAGACGATTTTTTACGAACACCTTCATTTCCAAGGGAAATTTTATAGGAGATTTTTTCCTTGGCTTCTTTCTTACATGATCAGGATATTTTCTGCGATCAACTTTCTTTGCTGTAATCGGCTTTGGATATCCAGGAGTTGTGAAATCTACTACTTTTCCGTCCGGGTGGAATTCTGTCTCTTCAAACTCCAATAATCTATCGACGATTTCAGAATAAAACTTCCATGTTTCAGGATCATCTGTATTGAAAAAGAAGTGGCCTCCATTCTTCAATTTGAGCTTAACATCAATTTTCATTTTTTATATGAATTTAGTTTACTATTTATACTTGCTTGTTCTCGACGGGAATATTTAAATCCGTATTTTTTGCATCTTCCGCAAACCGGAACTGGGGTTGGGCCATGACGTTCTTTTTTACACATGACTCGAGCTCCGCATTTGCATCTTTTTTTTATTAGCAATTTTTTCATTGATCATGAGGGCCGGGATGTAAAGGCATTATCTCTACCTCTTAGGGCCCGGACACCTCGGTTCCCCTAAGTATGAAAGGGCAGATTTGGTAGTCCAAGACTTCTCAGATGAGAATCCTTAAATTTTACCTCTGCCCTCGCTCTTAGTGTTAGATAAGAGACTATGAATCATCAAGCCCCATGGAATCGATATCTTGATCAAGCCCATCTTTCCGAGGTGGAGCTTTTCTTAATCCCATATTACTTAATAACTTTTTAAAACTATGCTCGCTGAGCCCGATTCCGTATCTTTCATTTAATCTCTGAATCAGGACAGGAGAAGTCATGCTCTCAAAATTATGCTTTATGTAATTTAATACCTCTTGTGAATATTCAACCATTTTCAGCAATTTTAAGATTCGGAAATTTTTTCTTTAAAGCATCCCCCCCAGGCCTTTTCCTGCAGATCAATAATTTTATCCAATGATTCTTTATCGACAATACTTCCGCCAATACGAACCTCTGCCTGCAGCTCACCTTTAAAATTTGACTTTAAGAGAATCTTGTCCTGAGGACCAAGACCGATATCTTCATCGAATTGTTTAGCTTCCGGAAATTCACCCATCTTTCAAATCCTCCTCGATAATGTTAAATTTCCATTTGATATAACCAATAACATCTTTCGTAAACAGAAAATCAGTACCCCAACCAAACAATCCTCGGGTTGCTTCTTTAGCAATTGAACTCTCTGCAAGTTTTATCTCCTTGATTGCTTCTAGTTTTAATTCTTCGAACTTCTTTGCAAGAAAACCTTTAAAATTTTCTTTCCTAATTCCAAGGGAATAAGTTCTTCCACAACCTTTTAATTCTTTTTTGACTGGCAGATAAACTTCTGAATCTAATTTCTCGCATAGTTCCTCTTCAATTCTTAAATCCTTCAAGGTTTTAGGATCTTTAGGCATTTTTCTTAACCTCCGGTTCTTCTTGAATTGATTTTGAAAATTCCTTAGCGTCAAAAACAGCCTCTGCAACCTTAATGATATCAAAAGGTCCATGGACATAATGTTTATTTCTCTTTTCCATCACAGCGAGTAATCCTGCTGCAGCAATCCGGAAATGATAAGTACAAAGAGGAACCCCAATATTCATCGCCGAGTCTTTGCCGGTATATGGAGTAAAAATCTTACCGCTTTCTAGAAGAGAAATAATCTGTAGAGATACAGTCATCATCTGCCTTTTCTTGCATCCTGGATAAGCGCACTTAGCTTGAGCCATCTTTTTCAACTTTTCCTTCATTTCTGCTTTATTTACCATTTTTATATATCCCGAGCCAGAAGTGTGCGCCTTTTCGATTCTAAGGCCCTCTCACAAGCTTTTTTGAACAAATCTGCTATTACCCAGTCAAATTTCTCTAAGAACTTAGCAGAGGACTGTAAACCCTCTGAATGAGCTTGTTTCCTTACCATGGCCGCAATCAAGAATTTGAACTTCATTTTGAGATGATCAAGAATCCCTCTTTCCTCTTCTCCTTTTTTCTTTTGATAAACAGCTCGACAGATTCAACTTCAGGATCCGAAAGAAAGGCCTCAATTGCTTTCCTGGTATTATGCGGGACTAGGACGCAGCTCGTGCAGACATTTTTGAAAGCCCAAGCACATCCTCCGGTGCAAGGTTTGTCATCAGTACAGCTACAATATTTGCATTTCATTTTGAATTTTGAATATCTTTGATCATCCAGTAAAACAGCACAATCGCACCGAGTATGAATGTGCCAATCCCAGTCGCGGTTAAATAACTTTGAATAAAAGTCATTCTTTTTTACTCCTCTGCATCTCGCAGATGGCCTGGTCAATTTCTCTCTGCATGAACGAAAAAATTGCGTCAGCTCTTTTAGAAAACAAAACAGCAGCAATGTCAATCTTGGCTTGTATATCAGCTGGATCCAGGAAAGCTTCAGCGTCCTTCATGCACTCAGAAAAAATCTTATTGCAATGACTTCGATGTTTAGATCTAATCGCTTCTTCTTCCTCGTCTGAGAAAACTATCCACTTCCAATCTCCGTTCAATTTTGCGAGTTTACTGAAGCTCATTTTAATTTTTCTCCGTAGGATTAATTGTTTGTTGATGAGACCAAGTCATTAATTCGAGAACAGTGGACTTCGACGGTAATTTTTCTGTTTGTGAAATCCAATCTGCAACTAGTTGATCTAAAGCTGCATGCAGTTCTTCGTGTCTTTTTTTATGTTCTTTGATATCCATCAGCGAAAGAACCTCTTAATCTTGGACCAGAAAGATTTGCTCTTACGAAATCTCAGCAGATGTTTTCTGATAGTAGTATTATGAAGACCAAGAGTTTTCCCGATATGCCTGTAAGAAGCACCCTGCTTCTTCATCCAGTCTATCGTGTGCAAAGTTCCTTTCGACGGATTCCAAAGTTTTCTTTTCTTTTTCTTACTCATTTTTTACCTCTTGATTGTTTCTCAAAATAATTATATTGAATGATAGAATTCCAAAAAGACTTAATCGCCTCTTTAGCTTTATAGAATATTCTTGAATGTGTAAGCGAGCTGTTTATTAAAACTAATCCTCTGCTTAAAGTGATATTTTTACCGTGTAAAGTTTTATTCAAGACAAGAGGCAATTTCTTCTTAAGAATTTCCCCAACTTCTATCCTATATCTAAGAAGTTTTCTGTACTCGGATTCTTTTATTATTCTTAAACCGAAAAATCTCATTTTTTCCTAACAGCAATTCTGACACGCTGTCCTATTTTTAATTTTAATAATTTAGCAACAGAAACAGGGATGTGAACAATCAAGCAATTCTTTCTTCCGGAATAGCTGATCTTAGACCAAAAGCTTTTGCTGTCCATATAATTCTCTACGAGAAACGCCTTTATAAATTTATCTCTTTTGCCAATGCTACGCAAATACACTAAAAAATCACACTTCAGTCTTCGCTTTTCTCAGACTATAAAGACCAAAGGATCCAAGGATTACATAGACCCACTCAGGAATCGGGACCCCAAAAGCTTGTACGACCCCTACAACACCTGCAATCACAGCAACCCAGATAGCCTTCGACTTATACCAAGGTTTTTTATTCGCCATCATTAAGTAATTTTTAGAAGTCTTCCCTTTATATAAAGATTTCCACTCGTATCAATCTTAGCAATTACATTGCCTCCAGCAGCATCAAGAATCTCGATTGGAGCGATTAACTTTCCAGCAGCAAGAATATCACCGATTGCTGCAATCAGTGCATCAATTGCATCATTTATTGCCAGGTGCCTTCTTTCCGTCGTCATACCTCTACCCCCATCCACTCACCAAAGCTTCGAGCATCTGATAAAGAAGTCATATTCATCGACATCGAACCAAAAATTGGTTCAGCTTGATGAGTTCCAAGAACCCCATCATAAATTATGAAATAAATTGCATCTCCCTCACTGATTTTGTCTACACCGATTGCAAAATGCCAGCTTAAAAATCCTTTATTCACGATAGCAGCATCTTCTATAGTCCACAAAATTTCATCGGTAGTAGAATTCCACAGATAAAAAGAATATGTATCATCTGCTCCGCTTCTGTTCATAATTTGACACTCGATTAACGTTGCGATTCTGTTGAGTTCTTCTGGAATAGCACTTTGTATCATGCCTACGTACATTGGAACTGCTTCAGTCGTATCGAAAAAAAAATCATGCTCAAACTCCAGACGAACTGAGGCTTCCAGAAGTGAATTCACAACAATAACTTCTTGTACAACCAAACCCCTATCAACTCTCACGACTCCTTTTGAACGGATCAAATCAGGGACTTTAACCATGCCTGTAATTCCCCTACCGGCAAGAAGCAGATTTTCCATCAGACTGATGATTCACCCCTTGTAACATAAACTTTCTTCTTTTTCTTCCTCTTATTCTCGAGCTCTTCCAAAGTAGAGCTGGCCAAGCTTCCAGAATCTCTTTTTTCTCTCATAATTTTTTTAGTAATTTCTGGGACCATTTTAAGTCTCTCCTCTCATGAAAGTTACAGAACTAGGATCTTTTAATAAATCCAAATTAAGCTGCATCGAAGCCCAAAGAACATTAACCATATCTTCTGCTTCGATCCTCGACGTATAACCTACCATGTTAAACATGATCCCATGTATACCAGCATAATTTGATTCAATAAGCGTAAGGATTTTTTTCACATCTTCATTTAACGTGGCATAATTATCTGAAAAATTATAGCCTGTTAGAACATTGACTTCAGATTCAATTTCAGCACACCACTGATTTATATTAGCTTCGTGCCAGCCTGTTGCATCATAATTTTCCCCTACTTTTGAGGCGCACTCTGCTGCTGTTGCGAAAATTCCTGTATGACTCATTGCTTCGCCTCCTCTTTATTTTCTTCGTGCCACTTATCGATTTCCTTGATTACTTCTTGAAAATTCAAAGATATCTTTCTGATTTCGTCTTCAGTATTGTAACGAATCTTCCCATGAATATCTGGATAAGAAATAATATAGTTAATAATTACAGGACGTGACTCAGGATCATCTTTCTCGGTCCTTGGCATTAATTTCTTATCAACAACAACATCGATTTTCATATATCTTTTATCCCCTTTGGTTCAGGCAGCTTCGGAACTCCCTCGCCTTCTGCCCTGGTCAAAAATATTTTATCTTGAAGGCCGAGAGTCTCATAGCAAAGGCCGAGCCAATCTCCTCCAGTCAAATCCCTTCTCAGATACGGAGCTTCTGGCGAAGTCTGCGTATAATCCGGAGTCTTTCCTTTTATTTTATTTGCGACAAGATAAGCGAGATAATAAGTTGCAGCAAGAGCGAGGATATCATAATCTGTTTTCCCGTGAGTATCATATCTATAAATTGCAAGAACTCCAGCTTCAGCGGTTGTTGTGGTCGGAGCTGTTTCCATTGTGATGATTCCTGTTTCAGCCTGAATTGAAGTAACTGTAACAGCAGTACCCAATTCTATCCAACCTGTTGTATCATCAAAAGTTGCATAATAAGCAGTTACATCATCCTTATCGACAACACCAGAAGAATCAGCATCTGCAATCGGTTTATATTTTGTCCTGAAATCTACATTAGTCCCATCGATTGTTCCATCTAATTTTTCAAGCCAGACTTCTGTAGTTGTCAATCTTACAACAGCACGATCAGCTTCTGCGATTATGTTTCCGAGATCAGTATCTCCGATATCTGACGTAGTAAAGTGCGTCAATCTTCTAAACAAAACAGTAGTTGCATAGGCCATATTATTTCATCCTGCAAAATTGAGCTCTTGCATTTCCTGCAGTAACACTGAAAAACAAGAGATTCCCTGCTTTTAAATTTTCCCCTTGTAATTTATTTAGAACTTCTTGAATAGTACCTGAAAGAGTTTTATAAGGCGGACCTGGAAAAGCGAATGGATTTTCATCTTCAGTACCTCTCCCGTGATTAAAAATAGCCAGCTGCTCTGCGTAGCTTAAACTAAAATTATATATTCTAACATCATCAATCATGCCGTTGAAATAATGGCCTGTGGGTCCAGCATTATGACTGCCAATATATAGCAAAGGAGTTTTAGAAAGAATAGTTCCACTTTCTGCGGTTTGTCCATCCAAATTTCCATTCAAATATAACTTCCAACTACTTCCATCATATGTTGCTACTGCATAATACCAAACTCCGGAAGTTAAAACCGTATTGCCAGCAAGTTTCCCATCTGTCCAACCAGTTGTAGTGGTTGCGTATCTTATAGATAGGTGAGATGAATCTACATCTCCAGCAATGAACCTGTACTGCCCTTCCTTGTTTAATCCTATCTGACCAGAATAAGGAATTTCATTAAATTTTACCCACATCGTAATTGTTATTTCTGTGGGATTGAGACTAGATGCGTTAGGTATTGAGACAACATCACTCGCTCCATCAAAATCCAACGCTCTGTTAATCTTCCCAGTAGTACTAATATCTTCTGTGTTATCTCCTCCAGCAAGTGTTCCAACATTACTGCCAACAGCATCGGCTACTGTGGTATCAGCAGCGTTATCATTCATTTTCCACTGAGAGATAGGTGACTTTACCATGTTTATTTCATCCTGCAGAAAGTAGCACGAGCATTAGCCCCTGCAACAGTAAAAGACGTGAGATTTCTAGCTGTTACATTTTCTGCCTGCAATTTATCTATAGTTTCCTGAATCGTTCCTGAAGCAGCAATATGGGGCGGCCCTAAAAAGGAAGTTGGATTCTCAGCTTCAGTTCCTCGTCCCTGATTAACAATAGCTAAGACATCTGCTCCATTCAAAGCAAAATCATATAATCTAACATCATCGATGAAACCCTTGAAAGGATAACTACCTCTTCTATATCCAATAAAGAGGGTATTATTATTTACATCAGCAGAAGTCACGTCTGTTGCTGTAGTCTTGTCAAGAACCCCATTTAAATAGATCTTTACACTTTCACCAGAAGTAAAAACCACTGCAATATGTACCCATTGATCTACACCGATTGCAGAAGCTGATGTAAAGGTCTTAAGAGTCCCATCACTTTCAAACAAAAAATCAACCGTCCCGGTACCGGTCCGGGTCCTAAATTCATAGTTACCAGGATACGCATCTGCTGAGGCTCCGCTGGGCTGTTTAGTTACAATCATATAATAACTAGAGTAATTGAGAAGATAAATCCACGCACAAATAGAAAAACTTGAAGCAAAATCCAAACTGTCATCATCTGGTACTTCAACCCAATCATTGGTCCCATCAAATTCAAACGCTCTGATAATTTTCCCAGTAGCGCTTACATCTTCTGTATTATCTCCTCCCACGAGAGTTCCATGATTGCTGCCGACACTATCAAGAACCGTAGTATTAGCAGCATTCTCATTCAGCCTCCACTGAGACACAGGCGAATCTACCATCGTCTATTCCTGCCTGCAAAACAAGCACTTAGCATCAGTTGCATCGTCAGACCAATAGGCCACTTGCAGAGAAGTCACATTCTGATTCTGCAATTCATCAAGAACTTCCTGGATAGTTCCGGTTAGATAAATCCATGGCGGATTTCCGCCTGTACTTGCCGAAGCTGTAACTACAACAGTCATATTTTTTTTGCTCCTTTATTTATTTATTTTATTAAAGGTACATCAACACCAATTCTCTTCGCTTCCCTGATTACATCTTCCATCGTCGGTTTTGTCTGACCCCAACGCGCGGTATCGACTTTCTTCTGGATTCTCTTTCTTTTTTCTTCAAGTCTCATAGTCGGCAGCATAGCAAGAAGTTTTAGTTCTTTCTTACACTGCTTCTCAGCTGCTTCCTTTGTTTTGAAAAGCTCAAAGACTTCAGGCGGAAACTTTTTCTTTGCTTCTTCGAGTCCCGGAGTCACCATCACTTTCTTCCCGGTTTCATTCTTTTCATAGACAGGTTTCCACTCAAACGGAATCGTAGTGACCTCCCCTTTCTTTATCTGGAAAGGCAGACTTCCTTTCGGATCCACGAGTTGTCTTTTTCCGTCGATTGTCTGGAACTTTGTACCAACGTTGCTGATGTAATCTTTAGGTGCGAACACCTTCAATTTTACCCATATCGACATTTTGAACACCCTCCTTTCGGATTTATTTATTTGAACATGAAATACTCCAAGAAAAACGAAGCGGAGCAAACTTAAATATTTTTCTGTTCAATTGCGGAATTTACTGAAGCTTCAAAATCAAAGCAACTCTGTCTTTTTCATAACGTGGAATCTTCTCAGCACCTAATTTCTCGAGGATAGCGACCTGCTCATCCTTAGTTAAATCAAATGCTTCTGATTCACTCATCTTTTTTTTTTACCGATAGCTTGAGATTGCTTTTTCTTGGCCCAAGATTCATCGAATATGGATTCCTGCTCGGGATTTTCTTCACCTTCTTCTTCTGCGTTGTATTTGACAGCAGATTTTCCTCTGCCTTCAGGAACTTTTTCCATATTAATTATTTCACCTGCAACAACAGTTTTACCTTGCTTCATCAACTTCACAAGCTCTTCATCATTTGGAAGTTTCTTTTTTTCTTCAACTTTTTTTTCTTTATCTACCATCTTATGCATTTGATCCTGAGTCAGCTTCTGTTATGTAAAAAGGTGTACCCATAGTACCTACTTTTCTTGTATTTCCAGCCATATAATTATCTGTGCCTCCAGAACATTCTGTGTCTGTGCATTCGAAATTTCCTACATAACCGCAAGTTCCTGCACTAGCACCAAGCAAAACAGGATTTGTCATCTCTGTTGTGCCATCTAATTGATCCATAAAGATGTTGTTTGGTCCAATAACTAATTCTTTTACCAATGCATGGCTCCAAGCTCTTATTCCATAATCTTCACAACCCTGGAAGCAATTATCATGAATCCACATCCTTCTTGAACTCTGAAGTCCTCCAGGAGTAATCATGATTCCTTCATCTGATTGATTGTAAAAATAACAACCAGAAACTTCGAGGCCACAAGAACAGCCATCTGCATAGATTCCAGCTACACCATACTTGAAAAAGCAATTGTAAATTCTGCAATATTCTGGATCATAATCATAGCTAGTATCAAGTCTGTAACCATCTCCGATATAAATCCCTACATAGGCTCCTGAACCATCGAATGCCATATTACAAACAGTTGTATTCTTAGCACAAATAATAAGTCCGCATCCCGAAATTGTTGTACCTTCAATTTCTCCTGTGAAAGGAATTTTTGTCGTAGCTCCTGAAGCCCGAATTGCTGGATTATATTTTCCACCACCAACTCCCATGATAGTCAAGCTTTCCTTCGTGATCAGAACATTCTCATTGTATCTTCCTGAACCAGAAGTTTTTGGAGCAATCAAAATTATATCTCCTCTCGCCGATGTAGCTGCTGTATGAGCCTCAGCGATAGTTAAAAAAGCTGTGTCCCAACTCTTTCCATTTCCTGATGCTGACTTATTTCCATCAACATGCCAAATTACACCAGGTGTTGCAGGAGTGACTTGTGCACCAGAAACAATAAGCAACTGATCAATTTTCATGTGTTTAAAATGCGCACTACCTGAATGCATTCCGTATCTTCCACCTTGTTGAAATTCATTAAAACTACTCATTAATCTTTTTACCTCCTTTCAATTAATCTGGGTCCACGGACAAAGTCCGATCTCAACCTTCTCTCGAAGGGCCATCCAGTCCTCTTTGAAAGGATTGAATATGATTCCTTCATTGAAAATAAAGTGAAGGAAAAATAACAATAAAAATTTACGCGTTTGTAACTGAGATCTCACAGACCCCGTATTCCAAGAGCAGCTCGACATCGTAAGCAGCGTCTACATAAATGTAGTGGTTGTTCCATCTCTTCAAGAACTCATAACTATATGTTGGCTTTTCTTTCCAAACAATTGTTATTGGCCACTGACCCTGAGCATTCTTTCCGAGCATGAAACACTGTTTACCTGTAGCTCCGAAACCAGCACCTGCAGCAATATTTGTTGTTACAATGATCTTAGTTCCGACGTACTTCCCGATTTCTCCATTGAGGATAACTTCTCTTCCACCATACTCTGCAGCATTCACGAACTGAGAATCTTTCATCAAAGCTCCTTCCTGTTCAGGATGAATAATTGTAGCTGCGGGAATATAGTTATAGTTTCTCAAGGCTTTTCTTGCATCAGCCAAAACATCAGGAGTTAATACATCGCCTGTTTCCAGAGTTGCTTTTGTCGCAGCATCACCACCAAAAACTTCGCTGCCAGAAGCAGTTGTTAATTCAGTGATAATATCATCCTCGATATCTTTCTCTGTAGCCTGGACAATTGTATATTTAGCCTGCTCGACCAAATCAATGTGTGCAGTGCTTGCTATTTCTTTCGAGATAACAATTGCACCCATCTTGAAGGTAACTGCAGCATCAATATAGTGAATGTTCTTCAGCTCTGTGAAAGTTCTCTCTCCACCTTCTGTGTGAGTCTGAGTAATATCTAAAACCGAAACATCCTCTACAAACAACCTGACTCCGTAATCTCTTGAACCGACGAGCTGGGTATTGTGATTACAGATATTCTGTAAATACCTGAAATCCTGACCAATCTTAGCAATGACATCAGTAAACTGAGTCATCCTTGTCGCAGTTCCTAAGACGGTAGCCTCTGTTGTGGAAGTAGTTGCAACCTTAGTGATGTTGGTTTCTGCTCCTAGCTGGAAAACTTCTCTATCGCTTTCCTCACTTGGAATAGCACTTGATAATTCTTGTATTGTTCTCATCTTAATGTTGTTCCTGCATCAAAGCAAGCATGCCAGCATTCACTTTTTTATCGTAAGCTTCTCTGTCCGCCAAATCTTCCCTCAATCTTTCCTGGTCTTCATCAAGTTTTGTTTTTGGCTTTGGATATGGATAAGGATATTCTTTTTTCTTCTTGTTCTTCGCATCTTCCTCGAGTTTTGCAAAGGCTTTCTTTACGTCAGCCTCTGTAGCTTTTGGATTTTTCTTCATGAATCGAGCCCTGAACTTGATGTAATTCTCTTTCAGATCTGACTTATCTTTATCATCATCGTCATCATCATCGTCGTCTTCCTTATCAAGCTTCAAAGTTTCTGAGACTCTGTCAATCACCTTAGAAACAAATGCACGGCCTTTATCACTAAGCTCTTTCAATTCATCCATGTCTTCCTCGACAAGGATTCCAAATCCGACTCCATGACTCAAAACCTCTTTGCTTTTTCTCTCAAGATCTTCGTTCTCAAACTTCTCGACTTTTTCCTTAAGCTCTTTCAACTCCTCATCCTTCTTTTTTTTGTCTTCATCATCCTTGACCTTTTTCTTGGCTAGCTCTTCGATCTCTCTCGCTTTTTTCTCTTCTAATTCTTCTGTCATACTTTTTTCTTTAGACCTCCTTTCAGCTATATCTTCTTCATTAAGCATTGTTTCCCGCACAGCAGGCCTTAATACTAATGAGCATGAAATGATTTTAGGGTCGAGAGCATACTTCTTTCCATCACGGATTAATTTTTCAGCGTCGATAGAAGGAGACAAGCCCCACTTCGCACCATATCTTAATTTCCTAGCAGCCACCGGATCGACAATGTGAACATCAGCATAAATTGCTTTTTCAGTATCATCACCTCTGAGATTCCTGATATCTCCGACCCAATTTCCTGTAGAATCTGCATGATCATAATACAATCCAGCACCTTCACCAGTCTCGATAGCTCCCTTAAGCTCCTCCCAGGAATAGAAAACAGAATTATGTTCTCCTTCCCTCATAATCAATTTGTTTTTCAGAACAAGCACACCGTCCTTGCTGGCAAGATCATCTGAAGAAAGAGTTTCGAAATCATCGAGGGTTGGAATCACAATCATTTCGTGATTTTCAGAATCTTCGATTTGAACAAGACTTTGAAGAGGCATAATCTAATAGAAGTAAGCCTGATATTTATACATTACTCAGATTTAGCTTTTTCAGCCAATCATAAACTGTAGAATTAGGCCGGTCAAGAAAGCGGCCAATTTCCGAAACACCGACGAAGTTTTCAGATAAAAAATACACATCCCTGATTTCTTCTTCAGAAAGCGGAGAACCAAATTCACGCATTGATTTTGTCTTTGGCAGCTCTGCCTTGGAAACATTCCAGATATTACTTGCGGGATCACTTCTCTTAAAAATCCAATTACCTTTCAGCTTTTTCCCGGAGAATTTAACGTGCATAAAATTTTCAGAATCCTCGATTACATTTACAGAACCAGAATCAAGAATATCGATATGAGCAGGAATTTTCTTATTAGGATTGCCTTCTTTTCCAGGACCGATTATTCCTTCAAACATGACTTCTTCTTTTCTTCCAGATTGTTTAATGCCTGAAATTCCAGATTCAACAACTAAAGGATTCTTATTTAATTTAAACCAGGGATATTTTTCAGAATCAAATCTTACTTCAAAATGTTCAACAGGCATGCCCCTGATTACAAATTGTCCTTTCCACCATTTACGTTTCAAAGCAAATTTGGTCTCGCTTAAAGTACCTCTTCTAATTTTAGAAATAATAATGGCCTTGTGCATTTTATCAGCTTCTTCTTTTGTAGGAAAGCACTTGATAACTCTTCCATCTGAATGCGTAACGCACCATTCATTGCCTTTTTTAACAACAAATAAATCTTCAACATCAGCTTCTTCTAATCCGATTGTATTTTCTTCAAGTTTTTTCATAAATAAAAACTTCTTCCGGATTTCCTTAATCATCTCTAAAGCTTTTGCTCCGGTCAATCCTTTCGTCCACCATCTCAATTCTTTTGGAATTTTTTCTTCCCATGATTCAGGAAGAGCGCTTCTGCCTTTTTCAGGAACATATTCTTTTCTGATTCCCCTCGACGACAAAACATAAGGTGTTTCATCTTTTGCTTTCCAGAAGAACCAGATGAACGGGGTTCGAACCCGGGCTTCTTTCGCAATCCTTGCTCGAGATAAAACACGGACTATGTATCTCCCCTTTAGTATATTACCATTAAGGAAATATTCAAAGTACTGAGCTTTGCGAGCTCCTTCTTCATAAGTCCCTGAATCTATCTTCGTGAAAACTCCAGGAAACTTAGCGGTAGCACCAGGCTCTGGCCTTTTGCCGACTCCAGCTTCCATGCCAGACAAAGAAATTCCAGGAGCAATTCCCAACCAGACTTTTGGCTGCATTGCCTTTGTCGCGATTTCAATCTTATCCTGTAATAATTCTCCGGTCTTGAGATTGATTTTAAAGTTCTTAGCGTCTTTATCTTCTCTGGCAGCGTCTTTCAGATTCATCACAGGCTCTTTGATTTCACCCTCCACTTGATGCATCAGAGTATAGCCTTCGAGATTTCCATTCCTTTCAAATCTCAGATCAGCATGACAGGATTTTCCCCGATAATGATTCTGGAATACAAATCTTTTTTGGAAAGATAATTTCAAGATCTTCTCCTCACCCGAGATTGAATCCCGGGCCAGGACTTCTTCCAGCTCTTCTCTAGAAACTTTAGGAACTTTCTTCACACCCATCTGGCCGGATGTTTCCTCTACAATCTTCTTTGCTGATTGAATAGAAGTGACAGGCTTGCTTGACTTGGAAATGACACGGGGCGCCCACCAATTAAACCAGGTTTTCTTAGTATCAGGATCTGTGTACTGATTCAGATCAACAAAAACAACTTCAAGCTTTTCTCCTGGAGAAACTTTAATATTTGTATTGAACGTCTTACCTACATAAGTATTGCCTTCAATTGCGCAGTTATAATAAAATGTCTTCTCAGCCTTGGCAACTCTGTGAACTGCGATGACCTTCGCAGTTATCGATCTCTCTTTTTTGAACTTCATGAAATTGAAACTCTTTCCATCCAGTTCATAAACAAAAGTGGCCAGCTTGTAAATCGTTCCTTCAGACCCTGGAAGAGACATGAATCTCCTGGACATTCTTTTGATTGCAGGAAATCCTTTTGCAAGTCTTGCATCAGAGATCTTGACATGTGCAGACGTCTTCAGCTTCTCGATGTCTTTCCTTCTGTCGACAAATTGGTCGGCATGGATATCCTCACCATCAAACCACAAGACATCATACAGATTAGCAACCATAAATTTTTCCTGATCAGAATCTTTTGTATGCAGCACACCAGCAGAATCTGCCCGGTTCTGATGTTTTCCTTTTAACCACAATTCAGCTTCAAACTCAACAACAAAATCATGAGATTGTTTTGATAGCTCATCAGCAATAGTCTTGATTCTTGACGTTACATCAGACCCTTCCTCTGTCATTATAAGAACTCTTTTGCCGACTTTGTGGGCCTGGCATCGAACCCCATCAAACTTTTTCTCAATATAAATTCCTTTATCAACTTCATCTTTCCACTGCTTCAGTCTCGACATGGTCTCTTCAATAGTTTCCAGGGAATAGATCTCTTCACGAGCTCTGCCATGGACTGGCTTTGGCTGAGTAAAGAATCTAAACGGCACAATTTTGTTTTCAGACCGCGATTTAGCAGCTTGCTCTGCCCTGCTGAACTGCATAATTTCTCCAAGATCCTCTGACATCTCAAACACTTGTTTGGTATTTACCTCGCAAATCAGCGAATACAAAGGCACGTAATTTGTGAAGGGGCCATGCAATTCATCATCATAAAGAAAGTGCAATCTCTGCCAGTATTTTTTTGGAAGCTGCCTCATAATTCTGAATTTCAAGGGAATATCTTCCCTATCATCAACTGGCCTGGATTTCTTGATTAAAATATCGATATCACCTTTTGTCTTTCCGTGATTACATATCCCGCCGACAATATAAACAAATGGTTCTTTGAGCTTGAACTTTTCAAATTCTTTCAGAACATCTTTCAGATGAATCTCTGTACCCATCTCCTCCCCAGAATATTCAATCTTTGATAATTTTCTCTCTTTCTCCAGATAAGAATAATCTTCCAAGACTTCATCCTGTTCATAAAGCTCGATATTATCCAAAGTATCGATCGGTGCAATATGTTTTCCTCCAGCACGAATTAAGGCATTGGAAATTTCTTTGTGAAGATGATAGAGATCTCTAATAGTAAATTTCTTCTCTTCACCAGACAAGACTTTGCTGAAAGCAGCATGCACTTCTGTATGAAGTTCCCCTAATTCTTCTTGAGATAACAAATCAAAATTAATTCCTTTTTTCAAGACCATCTTATATTCCTAAATATTTTTTAATTCCTACAAAGACCGAGAGAAGCGCGAGCCAGATGTACTGGATTTTTTTATGCAGCTTATAATCACCAAGCTTCTTTTTGATGTGGACAAGATTCTGATAAATGATTTCATCTCTGTCAACAGCACGCATCTTCTTGAACTGGCTTAGTGTGATATCTAATTTGTTCATATCAATTCGCCTGCATAAGCTTCTTTATCTGTCGGTGAAATACATTTCGTGTAGCTATCAACTAATCCTTCAAATTTACACGTATAAAGCTCACCATTGGCAAATGTCTTAAATTCCTGAATCTCTTCCGGAATTTCAACTAATCTTCCAGTCCAGCACCTATACCATCCGCTTCCCCGCTCTTCAATCTCATAGCACAGCGACGTTGCATTTGTCTTCGGACAAAGATATTCTCCATTCTCCTGGAGAATCCATTCTGCCCTGCAGTTGATATAATCACCTGTTCTCTCGACCAGCAAAGTTCCTCCTACTGTAACTAGGACCAGCAAGAGCAATCCACCGATTGTTTTATAATTTATTTCCATTTTAAATTTTAATTTTTAGGGTGACCAGAAACACCCACAATATTCACACTCTTCTTCGCCATGCGCACTACAAGCGGATGGTGTTCCTCCACAACTTCCTGTATCTGCTACTGTTTTCCAAGCATCCCCTATGTTGATGTAGACATTTGTGACTGTCTTCCAAGATTCTACATTCCATCCACATCCACAAACTTCACAGTCACCTTGACTCGCGTGAGAACTGCAAGAGTCTGGGATACCCTCACATTCCTCTAAAATTCCATCCCAATCACAGCCACAGAGCGCACAATCTAATTCATCGTGGGCAACACAAGAACTTGGAGTTCCAGAACATCCCGCTTCAAGTGTGTTTATCTTCATCCCCGTTACATCTTTCCATGCATCACCGATGTTTATTTTCCTGGCTATTTCGTCTGTCCAATCACAACCACACCGTTGACAATTAGATTGAGTGCCATAACCTTCACAAGGTTCTGACTCGCCTGTGCATTGGGGAATTGCACTTACAAAAGGAAGAGGTTTGATCATTAAAAAGATTAAAAATATGCTTCCAAGTAAGAGAATTGCTGTTAAACTTATTATTATTGCTTTTTTGTTTATTTCCATTTTAAGCTGTATAGACTATGCAAAGGGTTCCGATTGTTGTTCCACTTGCAGCCGGACATGTGGCCGTGGTATAGACAACATTTACTACTTCATCAGCAGTAGCAGCCCCGTGGTCTGCTGCCACTAATGCTCCTGCCATTGTATCTCCAGCATCGAATACATAAATATCTGTTATGTGAGAGGCGTCAAGAATATCCCCGATGTCTCCAGCCTGAACACAATCACTACAAGCACTTTGCCAGTCTCCGATTGCATCCCAGTATTGATCATCAAGCGCATTATGGTCTAAAACAATTGAACCATATGTTCCGCTTACCTCTCCACCAAAAGAATCTCCTAATTCGATATATTCATCATCATGTATCCCAGAATCTATTGTTGGACTTGCCCATGTACCACCTAACTCTCCCCCAGGAGAAGCACCACCATCGAAATCAAAATCATTACCAGTCAAAGTCAAAGCATCTCCAGCAGTATAAACATAGAGGGTATCAGCGTAGGTCTTATTAAAAGTCGCAAATGTAGAGTTCCAGAATGTGAAAGGGTTTGATTTGAGATAAACAATTCCTCCTTCTGAATAAACAATTCCTCCATAAAGATTTCCTGTAAAGTTTCCATCTCCAATGACATTCAATTTATTTTGTGGAGTTGACGTGCCGATTCCAACGAGACCGGCAGTTGATAAATATAATTGGTTTGCATTTCCATCAGTAAATAAAATTAATGGCCGCAATGTGCCATTGCCAGCTTTATGTGTTGAGATTTGATATGTACTTCCTGCATATATTCTCAGTCTTTCATAATTTGTAGAATCAGCAATAAAATCTGTTCCAAAAAATTCTAAAGCTGATGCTGGAAACGTTTCTGTCCCTTTAGGCATGACTCGGATAATTGCACGCGTATCTGCTTGGGTATTCTGGAATGTTAACGTATCATCAGAACTTATTAAACGAAGGGAGTTACCAAACGTAATAAGGCTAGTTGGTCCAAGAATGAAATTTGTTCCAGTTAAATCACCAGTCATAGTATCACCAGCAATATCGACGTAAGTATTTAAGTCAGTTTCTATATCAGCATCATCGACGTCAAATATATGTTCAGGTCTTATCCACTCAATTCCGTCTGTCGAATCTATAAACATTTCTGCAGTAAGATTAAATGCATTGAAATCAAAATTATTATACAGAGACTGATTCAAAGGCATGAAGAAAAGAGAATCATATCCGTCAAGGGTTGAAGAATCTATAGTTCCTCCATAAATGGTTCCTGTTGCATTTATATCACCGAGAACATTCAATAAATTTTGTGGTGATGTCGTGTTGATGCCAACTTTGCCAGTATCTAATATAACCATTTTCACTTGAGTTATATTTAATGGAGTAAGAGAACCAGACACCGCAAAAGCGAGTGAATCACGACCTGCTGCAGAAGGATAGTAACTAAAAATTGCAGCACCACGCCAGGAGCCAGCTGATAAATATCGATTAAGAATGATAGAACCGCCGATGGCATCCATGGCTGCTGCAGACTTGTATACATGTAGAGGGCCTTCTGGACTCGATGTTCCAATCCCAACTCTATTATTTGTGGCATCAACAAAGAAAACAGAACCATCGACAGAAAAATTATGAGCTCCTATATTTACATTAGCATCCCAAAAACTAGTATACAAATCAGAATAAACTATATCGTCTGGAATATCTAAATCATCCCAAAAATCAGATGAGTTTGCCAAGCTTATCGTACCTAATAGTTGAGAAGCATTGCCAACGAAGTAATCCGCTGTAATATTTTCTCCGGACATATTTCCGGTGATGTGATAATCGAGTTTTCCCGAGAACGGATTATACATCGTCTGGAAATTGTATGTTGCAGCAACAAGCGCAGCTAAGAAAATTGCGACTGCAATCAAAATAGGAATTGTGAATTTTTTCATGAGTATGAGAGTGAAGCATGATTGTCCCAAATTCCATCGAAATTATTGTTTCCATCTGCCCACAAGACCGACGTGCAATTAGTTCCAGTATAAACGAGTTTCCTGATCTGCCAGACCGCAGCAGATGTAGCAGCACCTGGAAACGCAATGCCGATGTATTCTGGAAGACCCTGAGTTGTATAGGCCATCCTCTGGGTGTATTTCTCGACGTGAATGCAAATTTGCTCGTTTGTTTGTTCTTTATAATTGACCATTTTTTTTAAGCGAATGCCTGGATCATTATTTTAATACCTGTCTGGCCACGATTAGATGTGATATTAAAAGTGTGTGAAGTCTGATTAGCGGTATAAATAGACATCACAGCCCATGCATTACGGGCATCTGCAACTGATTCTGTTCTTGTATAAGTTGAATCTAAGACTGTTCCCCATTCATCGATCAATGAAATAGTACATGCAAAAACTTGAGTTGTAGCTCCTTTTCCCCATATAAACAAATCATCGCCAACCTCAATTCCGCTTATAGTACAAGAAGTTGCAGAGCAATAAGTGCTGTTTCTTAAATCACCCGTCGCTGTGACTGAAGCCCAAGAGTTATCACCTCTTAGATATGTTGAGCTTGATGGAGTACCAGTAATGCCAATTTGCGTATCGAGTTCTGTTAAAGTATTCAATTCTTCTTCTGAAATATAATCTGTATCAAGATCTCCTGATGTTACACACGAAGTACACAAAGATTGCCAGTTCGCAATCGATGCTATAGCGTCATTGATCGCATCACCACCATCACACAAATCAACGCTTCCAGTTATTTCTGCACAACTCTTACAATCCCAATTATCAGCACCTGTTTTGAAAAGTAAATCGTTATTTGAACACAAAACATTATCTGGTTTTATCTCATCAGCAAATATCAAATCATCATTGAAAGTCCCTGACGCTGCAAAAGTATGTGTTCCTGTCCATTCAAAGGTAAGACCTTCATTTAGTTCATCATCGCTGATAGAATTAGCGGGAACAGTTATTCCTGTTAAGAAAGTTGGATTAGTTGCGAAGACCCATTTGCCCGTGCCTGTTTCATCAGAAACTCTTGAAGCCCAGTTAGCAGAAGTCGTTGCATCGATATTAGAATAAATATGATTGTGTGAATCATCATCGACAGATGGACTGGCCCATGTGCCTCCAAGATCTCCAGCAGGACTTGCTCCGCCATCGAAATTAAATGTTGTACTTACTAAAGTTATTGCATTTCCTCCAAGATAAGTTGTATCATCATCAGCTTCACAAGCCAGATTATTTCCAGAAACATATAAATGGTTTCCTGCTCCGCAAACTGTATTAAAATCAATTTTAAGTTCAGTAATTTCATCAGTACTGATCACTGTATCTAAATCTGTGCCTGTGTTCCAATAGCTTGATTGATTGCCAGTCCAATAAGGATCGGTTTCTGTAATTGTGATTCCTGTAAGCTGACTTCCATCTCCAAAGAAATAATCTATAGTTAAATTAGAATTAGTAAAATTAAAGACATAACTTCCAGAATCAGAATCACCAGCTATGTCCCAATAAGTATTTAGATCTGTTTCAATATCTGCATCATCTACGTCGAGAATGTACTCTGGTATTATCCATTCTCCTGCTGTTACATTTGCCCAGGAAACTGCTAGAATTTCAGCATCTGTTGATGTCCAGGAAGAATTGTAAGCAGAAAAATTAGCAGACCACAAGGGTTCTGCAATAGTTGAATATAAAGTATCAGCATAAGTTTTATTGAATGTAGCAAAGGTTGAATTCCAGAATGTAAAAGGATTTGATTTAAGATAGTAGCTTGATTGATTAGCAGTCCATAAAGGATCAGATTCAATTGTGCAGCTCAAGATTCCGGTCGCGCCAGTTTTAATGAATTCGCAGCTTGTAAGAGTCGTCATTCTGAAAAAAGTTCCTGCAAGCTCGAAACCACCTGCTGCAGAGATATAAAGATCTCCATCTGTTTGTTCATAGATAGCAGATGAATTATCAAGCTGATTAATGAAATAAATTCTCGGACTTTCACCGACCCCATCATCCAGCGTGAGAGAGCCAGTCATCGTGTCCCCGGCATCTTCTACATAATCTTTTAGATCTGAAATTTGAGATTCTGTGATTGCAATTGCTGCACAAGAAAGCGTATCACCCAACGCAGAGATGTACTGGCCAGACGTGCATGTTGAAGGGTACCCTATCAAATAAGACCAGGTCAAAATTCCTTTAAGCCAGGAAGAAGTAAGATTCCCATCGATCTTTGCCGAACCAGTAATATTCAATTCACCATAATCTCCTCCGAGCCACGCTGTCGTATTTGTCAAATTTCCAAACTCCGACGGTGCACCATAAGTTGAATAGGATGCTGCAAAATGTATACAAAGTGCACCGAGCATAGCGAGTATACAAAGCAAAATAAATATGAGTTTTTTCATTTGATCTCTACTTCCTTGACCAGGACCTGCACTCCTTTTGGAACATCAAAGTGTTTTAATTTTTCGAACATCTCGACAATTTCAAATTCATACGCAAAGAGTTTTTTCTTGCCAGGCCACCATTCTTTTCTCTCTTCATCTGAAACCCTATGAGCATACCGAAGCTGAATAAAATCATTGACATCGATTTCCCTCGGCTCCCTGAGTTTTATGACTCCGAAAACTTTGTCTTCAGAGAGCAGGAACATTTCTTTTCCAACATATTTCCTGAGCATCTTCATGCCTGTCTCAGATTTTATGATCTGTTTTTTATCACCTTCGTAAATCAGGTTTGCATGCGGCTGCACAAGATACAGGCCAGGAAGTTTCTTTTCTGCAAAATGCTGGAGACCTCTTTTCTCGCGACCGGATTCCTCGTGCTCCTCTTTGACAGTCGCTGGTTTGAATTCACCGAGAATTAACTCCGGGATTTCTTTAATGTGATTTGCCTTCATCAGAGGCTCAAGGATTTCTTTTTCAAAGAATAATTTTAATTTCTCCTGGGATGGTTTTATAGAAGGCTGAATTGGTTTCTGAAGCTCAAGAGCTGAAGCACGGGAAAGTTCCCTGGCAGAGCCCATGAGAAAGAATCTTGGAAGTCCTGAGCCGGAAGTGATCATGTCTATGAAAGTGTCTGTGTAATCCGAGCCTTTGCCGATAGAAAATGCTTCCATGAGCTTGACTTTATAATTTGGGGGATGGATAAATTCAGACTTGTAATTCAGGCCTCTGACTTCTTTTGCAGCATCATCAAGCTGCGCTTTTGTTGGGGGTCTACCCTCTTGCGCTCCTGAAACAGTTATATCATAGAGAGGGAATCCGTGCCTGAAGATTGCAGAAGCAATTCCTTCCTCGATATTCATCAACCTCCACGTGGTCTTGTAGATTGGCTCGAGCAAAGACAAGCCAAGGATTTCATCACCGATCTGATTGAACACAAGATATTTTATGTCATCAAAAGCGTGCTCTTTTTTCTTATTCTGATTTTCCAGTTCCTCAAGCCACCCGACAGGATTTCCAGATTCATCAACCTTGACCAAGGATTTTTCTCCGTGCTGCCTGAGAAGATCCATTGAAATCGGATGAACATTTTTCAAACCGAGGTAGTTCATGTGCTTTTTATCCCAGAGCGGCTCGACAAATCCTGTACCAAAAACATCTGTAACAATCCAGAGATCTCTCAGCCACGACTTTAAGAATGTAAGGCCTCCAGAAGGATGGAGATTTTTCAACATTTCTGCAATGACTTTTTGAGCTGCCGTGTCTTCTGTCTTAATCTCAACAGAGGGCACACCGATTGAGGAACGCAGCCTGCACATCTGGAAAAGCGTAGGATGCCTTCGATAAATAGTATAGAGAAGCTTCTTTCCTTTCTTAGTATGGAAATCAATATCATCAAACTTGAAAGTCTCGAGTGCCTGCGCTGACAAATATGTTGCTGGTTTCTTCGGGAAGATCTTTGAGAGGAAGTTCGTGAAGCGCGCTCCGGGAGAAACAACTTTGTCAGCAGCTTTTTTTGCAGCCATGCCTTTTAGAAAATGCCTGATATATAAATATTTTGTGGTTCGGTTTTCAAATTCAAATCGGTGCGCGAGGTCACCAGGAATCATTATATAGACCCCCTAAAACCTGTTTTCTATACGATTGTACTATACAACTGTACAATTATCCAACTATACAACTGTTACAATTATTACAACAATGCAACTGTACAACTGTTACAACTGTTACAATAATACAATTGTACTCTACAACTGTACAACTGTACAACTGTACAATTATTACAACTATTACAATTATTACAACTATTACAATTATTACAACTATACAACAATTGCAATTGCATTACAACTATATAACTACTGCAACTGTACAATTATATGTACCTATGGATATGTACCTATACAAATGGTCTCTTCTACTCTGCTTCTCTCTCCTTCTTACGAACATATTTCCTTTTCATCTTCGCTCTTTTCTTTCCTTTATTTACAGCCATCTTAATATTTATCCTTTTAAGCAGCACCCTCAACATCTTCTCTGCTTCGATCTACTCTCTGCCTTCCCATGTATTTGTAACAATCAGCATTGGCTCTTCAAACGGACTTTTGA